CGGTGCAACCGGCACTGCGTTTGGCGGGGCCGGGGTGGAATTCACGATTACCGCTGGCGCAAACGCCTTCGCTGCGGGCGATACCTTCTCGCTGGCCCTGGTGTGGACTGGCGGCGGCTGGGCACCTTTGGTGTCGACGACTTCCAGTCCTGTCGCCTACGCGATCCTGCGCGACCTCGCCGACGCGACCCACAACGCAGCGACCGCTGCGGCGGTGGTCCGCTCGGCGGAAGTCAACAGCTTCGAACTGGTGTGGGATGCAAGCCTCAACGTGCACCAGCAAGACACCGCTCTTGCTGCGCTGAAGCTGGTCGGCATCGTCGCCCGATAACATCATCCCCCTTTGAAATGACCCGCTCCGGCGGGTTTTTCTATTTTAGGAATCACGCATATGGCCTCGCTCGACGTTTTCCATCAGGACATTTTCTCGGAAATCGCCCTGACCACCGCTGTTGAAAAATATCCATTCAAGCCAACCGGTATCGGTGATCTCGAGCTGTTCGAGCCCGATCCGATTCGCACCACCGCGCTGGCGGTCGAGCAACGCCAGGGCAAGTTGATCCTGATCCCGTTCTCGGATCGCGGCGAAGAAGGCACCCAGCGTCAGACTGAAAAGCGCCAGGCGCGCTACTTCGACGTCCCTCGCCTGATGCACTCCGATACGATCACCGCTCAGGAAATCCAGAACATCCGCTCGTTCGGTAGTGAAACCGAACTGATGCAGATCGAGACCGAGGTCGCCCGCCGCGTCAACGGGCCAACTGGCTTGACCAGCAACATCGAATACACCTGGGAATACCAGCGTCTGGCCGCCATTCAAGGTATGTGCCTGGACTCCGACGGCGAGATCAAATTTGACTGGTTTCAGGAGTTCGGCATTCAAAAGCCGAGCGACATCGTTTTCGACTTCACGCTCAACGCTGATGGTTCGGCCAAAAAGCCAAACTCTATCCGCCCAATCTGCAACAACATCGTGCGGACCATGGCGCGTAAATCGCAGGGCGCTTTCCTGCCGACCACTGAAGTCTTTGCCCTGGCGGGCGACGATTTCTGGGATCAGCTGACCAACCACCCTGACGTGACCCGCACCTACTACAACTGGGCGGCTGCTGAGGAACTGCGTCAGGGTAATGCGTTCCAGGCAATGCGCTTCGGCGGTATCAACTGGTTCAACTACCGCGGCTCCGATGATGCGACAACTATTCGCGTCAAGCCGAACGAAGCCAAGTTCTTCCCGAAAGGTGCTCCAGGCATCTTCAAGGTCGCTTATGCGCCGGGCGAGACCTTCGAATGGGTCAACACCCCGGGCAAGCCGATCTACATCCTGCCGATCTTCGATACCCAGCGAAAAATGTGGTGGAAGGTCGAGGCGTACAGCTACCCACTGCACATCTGCACCCGCCCCGAGGTGTTGCAGTCCGCTGTGCTGAAATAGCGGTGGCTATCGACTGGGATAAGGCGGTGTTGGCACCGCTGGAAAAGGTCTTTGGCGAAGGTGGCCCGGTCGGGAGCCGGATCAAGTTTCACCCCTACGAGGGCGAGCCCTACGACATAGACGGCATCTTTGATGCCGCCTACCGGGACGTGACGCTCGACCCCATGGTTGCAGTGAACACGACATGCCCTGTCTTGGGCGTTCGCCTGGGCGTGTTCAGGCTTGAGCCGGTCCCAGGCGATGACCAGGTGTACATCCCGCGCGCTGGAAAGATGTTCCTCGTCAAAGAGGTTCGTCCGGACAGCCACGGCGGCGCCAAACTGATGCTGGGGGAGATGTAATGACCACAAGCTCAGAACTGCGCCTGCTGGCCGTCGAAGGTCTGATGGGCAAGACGCTGGCGGGCACCAGGGTTTACTCGGCCCGGACCATGGCCACATGGAAGGGCGAGTACCCGATGCTCTACCTGCACTCGCCAATCGAGGACATGGAGTCGCTGGGACGCAACGGTGGGCCTCAGTTCACCGTGACGTCCACGCTGGCGATCAGCGCCCGGGTTCAGGAAAAAAACCTGCCCCGTAATGGTGGCGCCGCGTTGGTTTTGCTGGATCTGGAGACGATTCAGCAGCAGATCAAAATGGCGCTGATCAATTACCCGCCGCTCATGAGCCGCTTGCAGCAGTACCCCTTCATTCGTTCTGAGATGCATGAGAGTGGCGAAGGGGAGAGCGACCTGGGCGAACTGGTGATGCAGATCGGCATGGAGTTTTACCAGGGGCCGGAGGACTTCTATCCGTTCACCCCTGACACGCTCGAGCAGGTGAACGTCACCGCTGACCTGCTCAACGTCTTCGACGGCAATGGCACTTACCCAGATGCCCCATTCCCTGATGCTGTTCAACCTGCCCCAAGAAATTCCGGGCCGGATGGGCGCGCTGAAGGTGAGCTGACATTCGTTTTTCCCCCTGCGGAGTAACCATGCGCATTTATCCCTCTACTGGCCTGATCGTTCGCGATCCGGTCAAGCGTGACGCCCTGCCCGAAACGGGCCGGGAAGTTCCTGACGACGACATCTACTGGCTGCGGCGCCTGGCATGCGGTGACGCAACCACGACCCAGCCAACGGCGCCGGTGGTACAGCAGCCGCCGAAGGTCGAAAAACCCACAGTGACAGTCGGGAGTGACACCCAATGACCGTTCCATTCAGCAACATCCCGGCGAATCTGCGGGTTCCGCTTTTCTACGCCGAGGTCGATAACTCCCAGGCCAACAGTGGAAGCCAGACCCAGCGAACGCTGATCATTGGCCAGGTCCTGGCCAGCGGTAACGCAGTGGTCAACATGCCTGTGCTGGGGCAGGGCGTCAGTGATGCCCAGGCCAAAGGCGGTCTCGGCTCGATGCTGGCGCTGATGACGGCGGCCTATGTTGCCGCTGACAGCTTGGGCGAGACCTGGTTTCTGCCGCTGGCAGATGCGAGCGGAGCCGTGGCGGCGTCTGGTACTGTCAGATTCACCGGCAGCCCAACGTCGACTGGCGTGCTGTCGCTGTATATCGCAGGCCAGTTTCTCAGCCTGACCGTCGTGACCGGCGAGACGCCTGCTGATATCGCAACAGCCCTGGTGTCGCTGGTCACAGCCACCAGCAGCCTGCCGGTGACCGCCACGGCTACCACCGACACAGTCACGCTGACTGCCAAGAACAAAGGCGCCGGCGGCAACGAGATTGATCTGCGCCTGAACTACCTCGGCTCTGCAAGCGGCCAGGCCACCCCGGCCGGGCTAACCGTCGCGCTGACGCAGATGACTGGCGGAGCGGCCAACCCGACGCTGAGCGCTGCCTTGGCGAACCTCGGTGACGAGCCGTTCGACTTCATCGTGTGTCCGTACACCGACACAGCCTCGCTCGACGCGCTGAAAAGCCTTCTCAACGACCAAACTGGCCGGTGGAGCTACGCGAGCCAAATCTATGGTCACGTTTTTGCTGCCCAGCGCGGCACGCTCTCGACCCTGGCCACAGCGGGCAACGCCCGAAACAACCAGCACGAAAGCATCATGGGCTTCTACGATTCGCCGAGTCCGGCCTGGATCTGGGCAGCCGATGTTGCCGGTACCGCCGCAGTATCCCTGCGCGCCGATCCGGGCCGTCCGCTGCAAACTCTGGCCACGAGCACCGTACTGGCACCGCCATCGGCCTCCCAGTTCATCCTGGGTGAGCGCAATACCATGCTGTTCGATGGCATCTCGACGTTCACCGTGGCCAGCGACGGCACGGTAGCGCTGGAAAACGTCATCACCACTTACCAGAAAAATGGTTTTGGCGCGGCTGACGACAGCTACCTGCAGATCGAGTCCATGTTTCTGCTGATGTACGGCCTGCGCGACATGCGCACCCTGGTCACGTCGAAATACGCCCGGGTCAAGTTGGCCGACAACGGTACCCGGCCACCGCCAGGCTCTGCGATCGTCACGCCGAATATCATCCGCGCTGACCTGATCGCTCGATACCGGGCGCTGTGTGATGACGGCTTCATGCAGGACGCTGACGCTTTCGCCAAGGCCCTGATCGTCGAGCGCAACCGCACCAACCGCAACCGGGTCGACATTCTCTGGCCTGCGACCCTGATGAACCAACTACGCATTTTCGCGCTGCTCGCTCAATTCCGCCTGTAATCCCAGGCTTAAACCAATGACCGCCGTGAGCGGTTTTTTTTCGTCTGGAGAATGAAATGGCTGATACATCGAACCGCCTGGCCGGTACCTGCTACCTGTCCGTGGACGGCGTGAACTACATGCTGGCTGGGGACTTTTCCTACAAGGTCTCCGGGTTTTCCCGCGAGACGTTGAAGGGGCAGGACGGCGTGCACGGTTACACCGAAACCCCGCAGCCCGGCTACATCGCCGCGACTATCCGCGACTCGAAAGGGCTGAGTATTTCCGACATCAACGCCATGACCAACGTCACGGTCGTTGCCGAGCTTGCCAACGGTAAAACCATCATCGGCAGCAAGATGTGGACCACCGAACAGCAAGAAGCCAAAGCCACCGACGCCACCATTGAAGTCAAGTGGGAAGGCGCTTCCGTTACGGAGAATTGATCCATGCAAGACGAAATCACGATTGAACTGAGAAAACCGGTAAGCGTAGGCAAGGGCGACGCCGCCGTTATCTATGAAAAGCTGGACCTGCGCGAGCCGTCGGCCGGCGAGCTTGAAAAAGCCTCTCGGGCCGACACCTCTGTTGGCTCGGCCATCACCCTGATCAGCTTGATCACCTCCATTCCTCGCGGCGCGGTCGAGAAAATCAGCAAGCGCGACCTGGTGGCGGCGAACCGTTTCCTTGAGGGTTTTACCGACGCTGGCCAGTCGGTGGGGGTGGATGGCCAGAGCTGATTGCCGAGCTGACCAAGTACTACGGCTGGGGACCGCACGAAGCATGGTCCCTGACCTTGGCCAGACTCGAGTGGTGGAATGAACAGGCATTGCGCATGAAGGGGTAACAACAAGTGGCGAACACTTTCACGTTCACTATCAGTGCGGTGGACAAAGCCACGGCCACGGTGCGCAAGGTCAATGACTCGATCGGCCGCATGACGCGGCCCTTCGAGGACGTTGGCAAGTCCTTCAAGAGCCTGGGCCGGGAGCTTGGTTTCGAGAAAATCGGCAAAAACCTCACCGCCATTGGCCGGGAGGCTGAGGGTGCGGCCCGTGGTGTCGGCGCAATTGTCGCTCCGCTGGCGGCCATTACCGGTATTGGTTCGGTGGCGGGCATTGTCTCGCTTGCGACCAGCTGGGCCTCGTTGGGTAGATCCATCGACAACAGTTCGCACAGCATTGGCATTTCAGCCACTCAGCTGCAGGGCTTCCAGGGAGCCGCAAAACTGGTTGGCGTCGATACTGCCACCACAACAGCAAGCCTGGAAGGCTTGGCCACCACTATGCAGGACGCCAAATGGGGCCGGAATCAGGGCGCGTTGCAACTGCTGAACAAGCTGGGCATCGGCTTGAAACAAACCAAGGACGGCGCCTGGGACGTAGTGGGCGAGTACAAGGCCATCGCCAACGCGATTGCCAGTCAGAAAAACCCACAAACCCAGGCACTGATCGCCAATAACCTCGGGCTGGGCGGCATGCTGCCTTTTCTGCGCGAGGGCGCCGCGGGCATCGAGCGCTACGAGGAAACCGTAAAACGTCTTGGCTACGTCATGGATGAAAGTGCAGTCAGGCGGGGCAAGGATTTTGCCCAGAGCCTGGCCGGGCTCGAAATCGCAGTGGATGGTACGAAAAACGCTATCGGCGACTCGTTGATTCCGGTCATCAAGCCGCTGGTGGACGACTTCGCGAACTGGCTGGCTGTCAATCGCCAGTTGATCGCCACGGACATTGCTGGATGGGTGAAAGGCTTTGCGACGTGGGTGAACACCATCGACTGGAAGAGTATCGGCAACGGCATGGTCAATTTCGTAAAAGGGATTGGTGATGTGGTCGAGTGGCTTGGCGGATGGAAAACAACCGCATTAGTTGTGGCGGGTGTCATGAGCGCCAGCCTCATTGTCAGCGTGGTTTCGTTGGGTGCGAACCTGGTGATGGCTGGCGTCGGAATCGTGTCGTTCGTCGGCCTGCTTTGGAAGTGGCAGGCTGCTGCGGTTGCTGCTACTGAGGCTCAAGTGGCGCTTGGCGCCGCCTCAACTGCAAAGGGCCTGCTCGGTAAAGCCGGGTTGGTTGGCTTGGCCGGCGCCGCGGGTTATGGCGTTGGGACCGTGATCAATGACAAATTCATCGAGGGAACCTCGTTCCAAGACAAACTCGGGGAGTTCTTGGTAAAAGGCGCTGCAGCTGTTGGCGTCGGCAGCGCGCAAGAGGCTGTTGCCGCTACTGACATCTCCAAGGGGGTGGTGCCTGGTGGTCGGGATGGTGCGGACAAGGTAACGAAGTTCTTCATGGGACAGGGCTGGACCAAGGAACAGGCGGCTGGCATCTCC